TATTATTATCCCTACTTACTATTAATCCTACTTCATTAATAGTTACAGAAGAACTTCCAATATTTTGAAATGTTTGAACAGTAATCAAATGAGCATTACTATTTGTTTGTGTTCCCGATGTGGTAGGTACATAAATATAATTAGCTAACTTATAATCAGCTAATGTTGGTGTAGTAGTACCAGTACCTACTATTAATTGTGGTGTATGTAAACCCCCAAGATAATCGTAAGTATTAGGTGTAGTATAATCAATTGAATAATTGTTAGTACCTGTAGTATAATACACACTAGTACTATTATTATTTGAAACTATATTAGCCATAGTAGTATAGCTTAAATTGTCACTGCTAGTTATTCTATTATTTATTAATGTTTTAAAATTATTTAATAACATTCTATTTTCTCCTTTTTAATTTATTTGCTCTGGAACCAAACCAACAAATCCAGAACCAGTTAAAGTAATTCTACTTAATGCACAATAACTACTACAAGCTGTTATGTATAATCTATAATATAGATATCCAGCTCTATTTGCTTCTGGAATTACTATTGGATTTTCCCAAGCTCCAGTATCCGTAACGGTATTAGTTATAGTTTCAGTCAGGTCTACCCATGTACTATTATCATTACATGCCTGTATTTTATATTGCTGTGGTATCCATGGATTATTAGGGTCATCGGCTCTATTTCTTATATCGACCTGTGATATTGTTAGTGGACTAGGATTATACCAAGCAATCCATTGCGGAGCGCCACCAGAAGAATGCCATGTTGAGGAATTATCACCTTTAAATAAATTGTAAGCTTTAGTATCACTGTTTAGACAAGAACTTTGGTCTACTGCAAAAGCATCACCGCCCATTGTTCCACTACTATCCATTATTGGTTGCGTAGATAATGTTTTTACTACGGGTATAGTAATTACTTCCTTATCTACGTAGCCATTTTCCTGTACTGTATCTAAGGTACTAAACGTTTGAACTGGTGGGTCTTGTGTACCAGTAGATATATTACTAATTGCAGTAGGAAAATCACTAGCTATTATTGTAGCAGTATCTCCAGTTTTACTTCTTATTGCATTGGCAATATTTGTAAATAAATCTGTTAATGTACTCATTAGTAACTACCTCCTATTGCTGTTGTAATTGCATTAGTTATAGCGGTATTAACAAATGTATATACCCCACCTGAAGTAACAGGGTTTGTACTTCCACTTGTAGGTGTAGTATCAAAAGTTAGAGTATTTTGTTTAGCATTTAAAGCTGTCTGTAAGTCTGTTTGGTTTGTTATTGTACCAGTAATACCACCCCAATATCCCGTATTAACAAGATTATGATGAGTAGTAATATCTGATTTACCAGTTGGATGACCATTACTAAAATAACTTATAACCGTTCTTAAAGCATAACTAGCTGGATACGTATCATTAGGGTCTAAATATAAATAGTATTCTGTATAATGAGTGGCATTATTACCATCATGTACTACTGCTGTTTTATAATATGATTGTGGTCTACCACCAGAAAATACTTTATCACTTGTAATAGTCTGTGCTGTATTAGTTGTTACGAAGTTAGTAGTATCTACTGTACAACTGATAGTATTACCAGATATACTAATATTAGAACCAGCAGTAAGAGTATCTTGCTTTTTAGTTAATGCCATTGTATTAGCGGTTATCTGATTTTGTAAGGTAGTATCAGCTGTTGTTCTTAATGATGCTTCATTACTTACATTGGTTACTGTAGCCAACTCACTACCTTTATACATAGCCTTATCTGTTGGATTTAATAATATATCAGTAGGTGCTAATGTTAATGTACCTGTAGCATTACTACCATCTATAGCTAATGCGCTACTTAATACTGTTGTAGCAAAGTTAGTCCATAGCGGACTATCACCAGTAAGTCCAGCTAAATACGTTCCTGTCGTTCCACCACTTGGAAGATTGCTCTTTAGGTTTGGAGTAAGTATTGTTCCCTCGGCTGAGGTTATACTTAATTGATAAGTAGAACCAGTATCTTGAACTACAGATACTACTGGACTAAATCCAGCTACACCCTGACTACCTGTAGCACCTTGTGGTCCTTGTGCATTTAATGTTAATGTATATTGCGGTGTAGTGCAATTACAATTACATGAACTATTTGTCATTATATTTCTCCTATGCCTTTGTTATTCTAAATATTCCTGGAGTGTTATTATTGTATGATATATTCTGAACGGTTGAACCACTAACCAAATCAATTATCAAAGCATAATCTCCTGGGTCTATATTTACTATGTCATCTGCTGTTATTCTTATTACAAATACCCCAGCAGTAGGGTCTGTTATTTGTCCAATAGTATTACTATCTGATGTAGTTGTTAGAGTTTTTGTTATTAAATCTGGTAGCTGTATGTATGGAGCATTTTTAATGTGAACTACTACACTATCATAGTTAGTTAAATCTAAAGCTCCAGTAGTTGTAGCTAATGTAAAAGCAAAACTTCTAGCTTCTTCTTGACACATACTTAATACTAATGTATCACATTCTATAGCCATGATTAACCTCCTTGTGCTGGTATAAATCTTAACGTATCTACCCTGCCATAAGTATAATAAGCTACTCCAGCTGGCATCGGAATAAAAACTCCAATCTTACCAGAACCTTCTCTGTTAGTTAGGTAACCATTTATTGGATATCCAACACCATTGATATTGATACCACTTTCTGCGTTACCTTCTACTCTATAGAAGTTACCAAATACGTATCCTGGTTTACTTTCAGTATATGTAGTTCCAGCACTTCTAGCACTCATATTAGTATAGTTTGGAAATGTACTTGCTACTGTAATATTACTAGAATTATTATAACTTGTAACTTCTGTAAAGTGTGCATTACTATCTGTCTTGGCATAGCCAACACCACGATAATAACTATAACCACTAGGTAGAGTTGGTGTTACTGAACTTAATGATATTAATAATTGAATACCAGAACCACTATCACCAGCTACATAAAGATAATAGGTACCACTGCTTGCTAAGTTAGTTTGTTCTGCTGTTAATGCTGTAGCTGAACTTAATACCACTGTCTTTGTACTATCATAACACGAACCAGATGTAGCACTAATAGAAGTATTAGATTGGATAGATAGAACAAACCCATCTATAAATCCTTTTGCTGGTCCAAGTGCGCTATCCATTGTTTCTTTGTTTACTGCATCCATAGTATTAACTGCATCTGCTACTTGAAACCTCTCAGTAAATGAACCATTAATATCTGCCTTACCTGTTTGTAGTGTAGCAATATTAACTTCATCACTTGCTTGATTTGTTTCTAGTAAATCTACAAATGCTTTAACTGCTGTAAAGTTATCATTCACTTCACCAGCTTTAGCTTTGGTTCCAGCTGTAAAAGTATATGGAATTATAAGAGCCATTCTACTCTCCTCTCTGTCTTTGTAGTTGTAACATTTTTCTTCGTATTGCTTTCATATCTCTACCAGTAGCTCTAGTCTTTGTATTATTATAAACGTTTTGTACTGTAGAGTTTAAGTCATGTAGGTATATATCTCGTGGTGTCATTGGTCCTTTGTATATATTCATACCAGTAGGTCTACCTAACCTTGGGAACATTTCAATATCATAAGGTTTGTAGTATTTCAATTTACCTCTAGATACTTGACTTGCTATTTGAGCTACCTGATTATAAGCGTGGATAGGAGCTACAAAGTTTTTACCAAACAATGCCATTCCATATTTAGCTTTATCAAATCCTGTAGGTTGTTTTATTTCTCCAGTAACATTACCGTTATTATCCATTACGTATAACGTACCTTTAATATTAATAGTATTATTACCTGATGCTGGTTGACCAAAAGCATTTTGATATTTCTCTGCTTGTTTTAGATAATCGAATACAGGAGTTACATTTCCAAATGCTTCACCAGGCTTAGTAAGAGCTTCTATACCAGCTTGGTATGGTTGGAATGTACCAGATATAACTTGTGCTGGACTAAATCTATTAACTGGTAGCTTTGAAATAACACCACCAAAATCATTAGTCTTAATTCCAGTTTGTTGCTCTTGTTGTTTATTATACATTGTACCATAATTAGATGGCATCCTGAATAATAAATTAGCCATCGGACCATGAAGTAAAAATCCTCTAGTCATAGCTCCTACACTTGTTTGTGGATATTTGTAGAACATTGCAATGTTACCCATTGAGCTTCTAGCCCAGTTAGGTAAGTAATAATTTCTACCAGCATAATCACCAAGAGAACCTTTAACATCTTTATTAAGCATCATATAAAGGTCATCATTAGTTTTAGCTTCTTTCATTATATCTTGCCAAGAGTATTTAGTTCCTTGCGCTAATCTCTTAGCTTGTCTTATCATATTAGCACCACGTTGTAATAGAGATTGGTTTACATCTGCTATTGTAATGGGAGCGTTAATTGCCCTAGTTGCAGAACCGAGTTTATCTATTGCATCATAGTTAGGGTCTTTAATTATTTCTATAGCCCTTCTGTAAGCATCACCAAGCTTCCCCATTGGTTCACCACCAACTATACCCTGATAACCTGTTTGAGCTATTAACTGACCTGGTAGTGCGCTCTGTGTGTTTAATTTAATTGCATCTAAATAATCTGTAGGTCTAACTCCTTCAATCATATTTAAAGAAGTATCACCAAGTACGTTACCAATTAAGTATCTAACTGTTGCTAACATATTAGATTTAAGAGGACCAGATATTCTGGTTAATACATCCTCTCTACCAATACGTCCGAACGAATTAGCCAATGCTCTCATATCAGCTTTCTTAACTACATATAAGTCATCAGCATATTTTTTCATACCTTTTAATAATTGAGGTGTAACCTTATCTGATTGTACCTTTTTAATTAAATCTTCAACTGCACTAGCTCTATCTGCTGTTACTGTCTTACCGATATTATCATGAAATAACTTAGGACTAATTACTGTTTCATCCTTACCTAGTTCAATAGGTTTAGTTATATCTACCTTAGTTCCAAATCTTCTAGCCGTATTACTTAAAGCATTATCAGCTTCTAAGGCAGTAGATATATTCTTATTTAAAATATCATAAGACTTTTGTAATCCCTCTGCCTTTTCTTTAGAACTTGTTAAACCTAATTCAACATTGGACTTAGCACCTTTACCTAATTCAATACTTCTTTCTAGGTCTGATTGAATATTCTTAGCTACTCCTCTTGCAGATATAGGAACTATATCACCAGTTTCATAAAGGTTATTACCCTTAATAAATGCTCTTGTTGCATCTTCTGGGTTTATACCAGCTTGTTGTAGCTTCTTAGGGTTACCAGAATATAAATCAGCTAATGATATATTCTTATCTCTGTTAGGATTTAAAGTATCTTGCATGTACTGACCAACTGTTGCAGTACGTTGTTCTTCTTTTCCTAAACCTAGTGGTTCTAATTCTTTTATATAACTATTAGATAAATCTTTTAATGACTTAGTTAAATTCTTGGTAGCTTCTGTACCTTCATTAGTACCTACTGTAACATTTCTTACAGCTTGTGTTAAATCAGCTCCAGTTTTATCCTTCTGTTTTAATAGGTCTGTAACTTGCTTCTGCAGATTGTATTGGTGCATAGAAGCTTTACTACCAGCTTCACTAATGGTTTGGTTTACATCATTCATTCTAGCGCTAGGAAATAAATCAGCAAACTTATTACCTATTGCTCCACCTTTAGTTCTAGCTACATCTTCTGCTACGTTACCAACTACCCTAGCCCCTTTTAATAATGCACCACCTAATTTTGGTCCAACAAATGGTACACTTAAAGCATCTAATGGAGCATTAATATTTCCAGAACGTAATCCAGTTAAGTAATCTTTACCTACATTTAATGTAGCTTGTACTGGGTTTTCATTTTTATAATAACCTTTAATTACTTCTGAACCTTGACGACCTGGATAGTATGGTGAGGTAATCGTATCAACTATTAACTTACCAACACCTTTAGGATTTTTAACTGCTGACTTACCAGCTTCATAAGCCTTACGATATATTGAACCCTCTGCAAAACTCTTAGCAACTCCACCAGCTACAGTACCAAATCCCCTGGCTAAATCTTTAGTGGATTGACCCAGGGTAGATATAAATTGACCTACCCCTTTATCTGTAGGGTTCTTACCAGAGTTAATTAAATATTGTTCATATCTATTTAATGGTTTTAGTTTATTATAGTTTAATGCTTGGCTAATATCAGCAGTTGGTATATGTTGATTATAAGCATCATTTAATAATTGTGTTCTTAAATCCATCGTTCACCTTATTATTTTTTAGGACCATATTTACTATAGAATGATTTGTTCTGAACAGAACCTTGTTGTTGTTTTACATTTGATTTTAATGGTACACTAGGAGTATTTCCATCCAATCCTAATAATTGAAACGCTTGTTGTGCTTGTTGGTCTGTCATCATTCCACCACCTAAAGCACCAACATAAGTTCTTACATTCTGATTAGGATATGTATATAACATTTTGAATACTTGTTCAGCTTGTTGTCTGTCATCCATAGACTTTTGGGTATTCATAGCTTTAGCATATTCATATTCCGATTGAGTTATTTGATTTTTATCTCTCATTTGTTGTAATATAATATTATTTTTATTTTCTTTATCTGCTATCTCAGCTTGTGCTTGTAACTCTGCACCTTTAATTTCTTTATCGGTTTCGTTACCCATTTGCTCTCGTTGAATATTATATCTACCATAGATATTAGCTACATCTTTATTACCTTGAACTGTATTGGCTGTATTAGTAGCTTGGGTAGTATTGCTCATTATATCCTTAATCAAGTTAGCTTTATTGGTATCTATACTTTCATTAGCCTTTAATTGTTCAGGATATATATTTGTCATATAAGCTTCTGGTTTTGCAAGATAACCACTAATAGGTAAACCTAAAGCTTGTGCATCAATAGCTCCTATCTGAGCTTGCTGTCTAGCTAACTCTGCTTTATCATATTTATCTTGCATTGTTTGTTGATTAGTTAATAATGTATTTACTTTATCTACAGCATCTAATATACTAGGAGCTTCTGGTAATTTATTAATTATCGGATTACCTTGTGCATCCATAAAGTAAGCTTGATTGTTTAATTTATTTTTATATTCTGTTCCAAGTATATTCATCATCTTCATAACCTTATCTTGGTCTGGAAGATAGTTTGCTTGTTGAGCTTTTTGAGAAAGAATATTTTGTATCTGTTGTAATTGTTCTGGTGAATATTGCATACCAATCTGTTGTCTTTGTGGTTGATACTGTTGGTCAACATAAGATTGCATTGACTTAATTAAATCTTGTGGGTTTACTGCATATCCAGATTGTTGATTATAATTTTGTTGTGGCATTGTATAATTACCGCTTTCATTTCTTATAGCTGGAGCTTGTTGCTCTGGCTGATTATTACCAATATTAACTCGCTGTAAATTACTAGGAACTGTTTGATTGTTTGTATTAAATGATAATGGTTGTAATTGTGGAGCATCACTACCAGTTAATTTATTAATCATCCTTCCAGTATTATCTAAGTGACCACCATCTGCATAAGGGTTAGTTGTGTTAGGAACATTTGGATTATACATACCAGGAAGCGTAGGAAGCTCATTAGGGCTAGGTACTCTACCAGTCTTAAAACCTGTAGGCTTATTATTGTTCTGTTGATTAACGGGCTTGCTAGTGACCTTAGGTTGAACATTTCTATTATCTGTTGATACAATATTATTAACCATTGGTTGTTCTGGTGGTCTATAATATCCTATTCTATATTGCTTCTGAATATTCTTAGGTAGATATTGAGCTTGGCTAGGAAACTTCTGATAATACTTTAATGCTAAACTAGGCATTGCTATATTATTCATAGCTTGTTTTTGATTATACTTTGGACTAGCATATTTAACTACTGGTAACCTATTCATAACTTTATCACTAAGATTAGCTAAACCCCAACTAACAGCTCCCATAGTATAAGGATTATCTATTGCCTTAGTTAATATGTCTTTAATTTTACCAGCTCCAAGTATCTTATCCTTTACTTGGTTCTTGGAAAGTTTAGATAATTCTTTTACACCCTCTTTACTTTTGCTAAATAAAGCGTTTAATATATCTTCATTACTCATTATTTATTCCTTAATAATTATATTTTAAACCCCAATTACCAACTGGTGATTGATAATTTCGTACATATCTTGATAATAAATTATTATTTAAACTACCAGTTTCATTAGACTGATTATTACCAAATATATTACCAATAGTATTTAGGTAGTTATCATAATCAGTCTGCGCCTGTCCTGTTTGTTGTACATTTTGCATTGTATTATAAAATGAATTTAAACTATCATCTGAATTACCAAACATTGAATTGCTAAGACCAATAACCCCAGCACCTAATGCTGGATTAACTAAGGTTAATACTCCACCAAGAGTATTACCAATTCCTCTCATTAGTGAATTTTTACTATTATAATTTTGCATAGCATTTTGGTACTGAATATCTTTATTTTCATTCCTTATTTTATAATTGGCTAAATCTTGGTCATAAGCTTTCTGACCCTCTTTGTCATATAAATCTTGATATTCGTCTAATGTATAATATCTATTTCTTAATTCACTATTAAATAAATTTTGATACATATTAGAAGCGTTATAAGCATTAGCGCTTGCTAAATTATTAAACTGTTGACCCAACATATCTGAATTATATAAAGCACCAGTAGCATTAGTAGTTCCAAACCTACCATAGTTTTGATTGTTTAAATCAGCTACTTGTTTTCTATAATTTTGATTGAGTTGGTCATTAGCGTAGTTAGAATAATTATCAACTACATTCTGCAGGCTACGTTTAGTTGCATCATCAAATAGATTTACGTTACCTACATTATCTTTAAGACCTTGATAACCTATATTTTCTAAATCTCTAGCTTGGGTAATATAAGGTGTATCTGCCATTTGCTCATACTCTTGACGTTTAGGTTTATTCTTACCAAACATTCTATTCTCCTTTTAAGTTTAAACTATATATTAAACCATCATATAGCTTTGGTTCTTTATTTTTATTGAGATACATTAGAACTGTAGGAACAGTACCACAATGTTTAAATCCTATATCTTTGAGTAGTTTAATTACTCCATAGGAACATTGAGGTACTTCCGCTATAAGCTTTTCAATTCCTAGTTCTTTAGAATAATTAATGAAGGCATCACAAATATCTCTTGATTGTTGCCCCCAATATTTTCTTCTAATAGCAGTATGAACATCTGCTGATATTATTCTATCCTTATATGTTCTTATATCTTCAAGAATAAACATACCACAAATATTATCATCTTCTTTTGTTACAAATATGTATCCGTTCTGCAACATTGTTTCAATATAATCAAACAAGTCACAAGGGTTATTATCATACCAAGTTAAATCAAATATCTTTTTCTCTTGGTCTTTTAATAACCTATATACTTCTGCTATTTCCTTTTCGTATTTAGCATCCCACTCTATTGGTATAACTTCATACTTCATTCATTCCTCCTTTAATAAGGTACTTCCTCTAATTCTAATCCATCTATTTCAAAACCATATATTGCCATCCCTTGTTCACTAGTAGTTCCACTAAACTCTAACTGAATACTTTGGAATATACTATTAGCTAATGGAAATCTTTTTACTTGGTGTCCTGTTACAACCCAAGAATAAGTATCCCATACACTATCGGTTATACTTGCTGTAGCATAATCATTAGCACTTGGTAATATAATAGCCACAGGATTACTTACCTGACTGGTAGTTCCATTATAACTAAATGTTGTTACTTCTTCTTTATAATAATTATATGTATAGAAGTAATAACTATTACCTAGTGTTAGATTTATATTTGCACCGTTACTACTATATATAGCATTATAACCAGATGTAAGTGTATTACCCATACCTATTTGTTTTGTTAATTGGCTATCTCCATATATTGTAGTACCAGTTACTATAGCGTTTGTATTAGCATAGGCTATAATCTCTATAGCTTCTCCGCTATCAGTAGGATTAGTTAGTCCAGTGAATGTACCATTATTAGTTTCTACCGTATATACACCAGTTGATGTTTCTGTTACTGATAGGATACTAGATAGAGTTCCATCATAAGCATTGTCTGATGTTCCAGTGGTTGTACTAGCTACCATAATATTTCTAGTACTATCATAGGTAGCTGTTCCCAATTGATGACCAGTAAAGTATAATATCTTACAATCTGTAAGGTTTGAACTACCACCAATAGTAAGATTACTAACAACGCTACCATCAGCATTTAATACATTAAAGTAATTACCAGTTTTACTTGTTGGTGAAGCATAAACTAATTTAGTTAATACTGGATTTCCTGGATTGCCAGATGGCATTGTTATCCAAAAACCATAATATCCAACTGTCGTACTAGGTACTTTATTAATCCAACAAGTCTTACCTTTGATTGGAATATAATCAACCCAGTCTACCCAGAGCTTATCAGTTCCATTTGTAAACTTTCTAAACTCATCATGACTAAATGTATAAGTATATCCAGTATTTCTAACTCTTTCAGCATAAGTTGATGTATCTTGTGTAGCTGGATTTAGTTTAACTATATTACCTACAAAGCCATATACCGTAGTTAATTCTTTATCGGTATATAATTTAGTTCCAGTAGCTACATTAGTTCCAGATGTTCCAGATACTTTTGTATAATAAGTATTAGTTCCATCAGTTACAGCGTAGCTTGTTATGGTGGTTGGATAATTACTAACTAGGTCTGTATAGGTATAACCAGTATCCCATACTAAAGCCTGGAAAGAACCATAACTTGTATTAATCTTTCTAGTAGTAGAACTATCCTCTCCGTTTCTTCTATTAGATAATATAAAGTTATTTGTATAATCCTTAGAAAGTTTAATTCTAAATTCTTGACAGCTTAAATAATTTGTTCCATCACCATAGCTAAACCAAGGTGACTTCCAAGTGAATTGAATAGGTTTACCATCAAACGTACCACCTGAAAACTCTTTAAGTATTTTACCATCTGCTGTACCAATATAGACTTCATCTTTATATTCAAAAGCCATCGATACTTCTTGTGGTACTGTACGTACTATAAAGCTCTTAGTTAGTGTATCATATATAAAACATGTATTAGAACCTATACCATCTAACATTGGCATATAGAACATTACATATTTCTTTCTTGGATGATATACTATAAAGATATTTGATAACTCTCCAATGTTTAATTTATCAAAGGTATCTTTAATCTTTGTAGATATTTCAGTTCCTTGATATCCACTATTATAAATAGTTCTTTGTAATAAAGGAAGGATACCTCCCATCTTCTGAGAGTATATATAGTATCCATTGTTAGCTATACATAGTGATTGTTGACTGTCGCAACTATAAATACTTCTAGGTATTAAACTCCAATTAGAAGTATTACTATCTGTTCCATCTAATAGATATGTATTCTCAGCCTTATGGATTACTAAGTTCTCTGCCCATAAACCAAGAGCAGTAAAGTTACTACTATCATTATAAAACTCAGGAATAGCCCCCGCATCATTTTGTAAATCCCATCCGTTGTATTTACCTAGTTCTGAGTAATATAATATATTATCATTACCACCTACAAATAATCTACCTTTATATGAATTAAGAGCTAATCCTCTTACTGGGTTGGATATGTTTGCATCTTTACTATTATTATAAGTAGCATCACATAATGATAAAGGACCAAGGTAAAAGTTATCATTATCAAATAGAGTGGCTACATTTTCTGTAGTAGTTAAATGAGTATTATCTGTAATAGTATCTATAACGAATGTTTGTGTAGTTCCATTATCAGATACTTCAATATAATCTCCCTTGTGTAACTCAGTAGTAAACTTAGTATCAGTACCAACTATTGTGTTAGAACCTACTGTACCAGCAATAGTACCAGTCATTTGTTTGTGACGACCATACTGATAATATACTAAGTCATCTGCTCCGTTAGAAATAACTATACCATTATTAAAGTTACAGGCTGAGTGTCTATTGGTTTGACTAGGGAATGTATATATTAAATCAAATGTATTACTAACATTATTATTTATATAAACATGACCAGCTTTAGTACAAACAATAAGATGATGTGTATTACCTTTAATATAATCATACCCTAATGTAATACGTTCGCTTAGTGTATTAAATACTTGTAAATTACCTTCCATTGATTTTAAACCAGATAACTTATAGTATTCTACGTTATTCATCTCAACTGCTTCTGTACGATTAGGACTTGAATTGATTGTACCTAATCCAAATGAAGTATTAAGACCACCTGTTAAGTTATAATATCTAACTGTTTTCGCCATTATTCTTCTCTACCATTTACTGTATAAGGATTATAGAAATCTCTTTTGATTTGTCTATCTATATTATCGTCTGTAGCTCCAAATATATCAAAGCCATCTGGATAATCTTCTGATAGTCTACAAGCAGACTTCATAGCTTTATACATTAGTTTATACTTATTATCATAAAATGCACTCTTAGCATCATTAGCACTAGCTCTGAAATCTCTACAAGCTCCGTAAACTAATATATCTAAGAATGGTTCTGGTATAATTGATGTATCATTTTCTTCTGTCATCTCTGCCTTTGGAACTAAACATTTGTCATAAGCAAAGTTATTAGTTAAATAATAAACATCTAATATTTTATTATTCCAAGAAGCATCTGGTACTGGAAATAATCTATATTTATTATTTTCTATCCAATATAATATTGGTTGACCTTTAGCATTAGGAGTTAATTTATGATGTTGATTATATACTAATCGTACTAAGGTTTCTTGGTATCTAATCCATTTAGTAAAACCGTTAGGTAAATCATAATACTTAATACCCTCTACCATAACTATAGGCTGTTTAACTTCTCTAAACTTCCAAGGTCTATTCTCATTTAAACAAACAAAGTTATTAACTTCATTAACTAATTGCTTAACTCGTTGACCTTCAACTGTTTCATCTAGTTCTGCAAACGTTGCTGGTGTTTCATAAAATAAATTCTTCATAACCTTTTTACAAATATCGAAATAAGTTTTTGTCATTTAATTATCTCCATTATATATAGTAAGAGCTAGAGAACGTTTTAAGCCCTCTAGCGAAACTAATTACAAAACCTAGACAGGTAATGTAACAACACCAACTACTAATGATTTAGGGTGGATAATTTCAAATCCGTATAATTCTAAACCACGAATAATATCTTGGAATACAGCTGGGTCACGAAGTTTTTCAACTTTGCTGTATTGGTTAGCATATGTAATACCCATCTTAGTACCAGCAATAATTACTTCTTGGTTAGCTGATGTAGCAGTATTACCCTCAGTAACTTGAATATTACCAAGGTTTGTATCGACTAAGATATCCATACCAGCTACTTGTTTCTTATCGGCAGTATCAATAACCTTATCACCAGCAATTGTTGGGTGAGTAAGTACAGATGCGTTAATTAACAAACCAAGTACGTTAGGAGAGATTGTAACCATTGGAGCTAATTGTTTAGCTTCTTCTCCATTACCTTTAAATGTATAGTAACCATTAGGTCCTACTGCATTGTTATTACGTAACTTAGTAATCAATTTTACAAAGTATGAATAAACTGTTGCATCTGTTAATGCAATTGGAGTAGCAGTAGTTCCGATAGCTGGGATAGTTGTAGCTACTGCGCCATCATATACAGCTTGTTCAACTTCTAAACAGTGAGCATCTGCCATTTTTTGTACAGCTAATGCACCATAACCTTCTGATAGGTTGAATTGAGATTGTGCATTTTCTTGGTCTGTAAATTTAAAACAGAAGTTCATTGTTTTGTTAATTACTAATGATTGCATTGTAGGTGACATATTATTTACGCTAGGTGTCATACCAGTACCGATTGTAATGTTTGCTGGGTCTGGTAATGAGATGTGAACAGTATCACCGAACTGTTTGATTTCCCCTTCCCATTCTCTGTTACACATATTGTTTAGGAAGTTTGTTTGTGTTCTTTCTGCCAATTCAAGTTTCTTTGAGAAAATCTCAGGAACGAAACCGTTAGCATGATTAAATGTATTAGCCATTTTTAATTCTCCTTAATTATTGTATTAATCCTCTAATGGCTTGACTGTCAATTGCCTTTTGATTTTTTTGATAATCTTTATAACTCATATTACGAATTTCATCAGCAGTAAATATATGCTCACCAGGTTGACCCTGTAATGAACTAGCATTACCAGCCATAACACTATTATTTAATACTTGCGCTGGTGGAACTGATTGAGCTTTACCTTGACGTTCTATTAATCTTCCAGCTTCAAAAGCTTCTTTATATGCTGGCATAACTAGATTAAGTATTGCATCAATATCGGTATTAGGATTTTGAATTATACCTTGTTCTATTGATTGATTAATAATTGCATTGATTGCTGGGCTTGCATCTAATACTTGCTTCTTAGAAGCTAGTGCTGTTTGTAGTTCAGTATTTCTAATGTAAGTATCAATCTCATTTCGTTTTGTGTTAGCTATGTTCTCTAAGCTATCTAAAGCTAATCTGAAATCATAGTAACTTTGTGGGTCTTTAGTTCTTAATTCATTTGCTGATGCTTCAATCTTGTCTGGGTTATAATCTATTCCAAACTTGTTACATACCTGAATGTAGTTTTGTTGAATTTGATTATCAAGAATTTCTCTCTGTTGCATAGCTTGTATGCTTGCAGGGTTTTGGTAATTAACACCAAGTCTTTGTTGTAACTCTGCCAACTCTTTATCTCGAAGTTGATATTCTTCAAGTTGTTTCTTAAGAACTTCTGGAGTATCTGTTGGCGCTGTACTCGCTGGTTCTGTTGGAACGGTAGCATCTGTGGTTACTGGTTGTGTAGCTTCCGTAGATGCTGGTTCTATATTCTGACCATCTTCTGTAGGGGTATTATCTTGGGGAGGAATTACCTCTCCAGTTTGTGTTCCGTCTACAATCTCTGGATTTAAAATGTTTTCAGTATTCTCATCTGCCATAAATTATTCTCCTTTTCTTATTCTGTCTACAATTCCTAGTATGCTTTGTATCTGTGCAAAAGCACTATTAACACCAAAGGCAAAAGCCCCTGATACCTGACCGCATGGGTCTAGGTTTGCTACAGCATTCATGACAATAATCTTACGACATTCTTCTAAATCTTCTTCGTGTCCTTTGAATAGTCTTTCAAAACATACATACTTTTTAAGAGTTTCCTCATCAGCTTTTTGCTTTTTAGCTAATGCTTCTCTCTCTGCTTCTGCTTCATTTTGTTCTGCATCCGCTTGAAACTTAGAAAACTCTTGGTCTGTTTCTCTACTCATTGTTCTCCTTTTCTCCTCTATTGAGGTCTTTGTGTTGCTTCATTAGCCATCTGTTGAGCCTGAATTGGAACTTGACCTTTTACTCTATTCATAAGGTCTTGTTGGAACTGTGGCATATTACCAGGTTGAACTCCCATTTTCTGACCCTGTTGCTGTATCATAGCTGTAAGATTTAATAAGCTTAACACTTGGTCAGTTTCCCTAAAGTTCATACGGTTCATTATCCATCTCAGTATCTCAATGGCGCTATCTTTATCTAATCCTCCTACCAACGTTTGGAATGTTGGCATACCTAACAATTGCATTAACTTATCAGTTTCAGCTTCTCTCTCAACTTGTGATTGAGAACCTCCAATAATAAATGTATATTGCCCATTACGTACTTCATCTGTTACCTTAGCGAAATCTCCATTTGCTAATTTAACTTCTGTATCATTTACATCATATACCTTTTTAAATAGTGCATGACGTTTAACTATTACTGCAATAACCCTTTCAGTAAACATACTGGCTTCTCTAGCCATTCTCATATTACCGCCAGCGTGAATGTAACTTGCTTCACTTGCTGTTCTTACCGCGTTATCCTGAGAACCTTGCATATACTGGTTAATACCAGTTGCGTTCTCCATTTTGTTTTTAAAGAAATCTGTAAAGTCAAAACCCTTATAACCAGAACTAAAGTCTATTCTTTGTGGTGGCTGGTTCATTAATACTGAGTTATCATACTCAATTGGTTTACCAGGTTTTAATGCAGTGTATGTATCAAATGCACCTTTAGGAGCTAAGAACGTTGGAGTTACATTTAACTGCCAAGCTCTCATGTTTAAGTCCATACACATATTCTCTACAGCATTTAATATTGATGGTATTCTTAATGGGGATTGACCACGACCAGTATCAGGTCTTTCCATATATGCTCCCCATATAATTGAACTCTTTGGTTTTTCTGAAAGTTTGAAGCTTGCTAGATATTTACCAGCTATGACTGTTGCCTCAACTCTTATGAGAACATCGAATGTATCAGGAGTAACAAAGTCACCATCATATTCTAATACTTCTAGTTCAGTACCGATACGTTCAGTTTCTTCATTAACCCTACGTTCTCTTATATCTTTATCATACTCTGTATCCTTAGCATTTACCAATGCTTTCATTTCGTCTTTTTCTTCTTTTGTAAATGAATAGTTTTGATTTGCTAAGATAGTATTAATATCAATAAAGTCACGATATATCTTAGGGCAATGTTCCCAATCCCTACGTCTGGATTTATCAAAGTATAAATTGTGTGGGTCAATTCTTTTAACCATTACACCTTGAAACTCTGGTACATCTTCTCTAGTTGTTTGTTCCTCTGTTACTGGCATACCATATTCATCTACTACTGGTTCACCGTTCTCATCTAATACAGGAACAATATCTTTAATTGTTTTCTGATATACTTCTTCTTTCCAGCATACATAGCCAGCGCTCTCACCTTTGATAGCCCAGTCATCTGCCATATCATCTATTTCACTTTTAAGATTAATATTATTATAATCATAAACTAAAGAAGCTTTGTAAATACTTGCAAGGTCATTACTTCTTAAATCCTGACCTTCTATATCTACTAAGCTATCATAGTTTGGATAACATGCTCTCTGTAAAGCTGAGGTATATGTTTTATATTGTTCATATAAATCTGGAACTTTACTAATCTTATCTTTATCTTTATAGTCTGGGAAAAGTTCTTTTAATATTTCTAAGGCTTCTTTTCTAGGAGCATCTAAGTCTTTATAATATTTCTTAAACAGTTCTGTTATTCTTTTAGCATAGGCTTGACGTTTATCTTTATCAAGGGTAATCTTCTTACTATCCTTGTAATAAAATGTAACCATGTATCTCTCCTATATTGCAAGTCTTGGGTCATACTTACCATTAAATAAGTTATCCTGTTCTGGAGCTTTTAACTTGCTGTAACTCATATTCTTAATTGGATAATATAGACAAACCAAATAACTTACTGCATCTATTGGGTGTATAAGATATTTAGCTTTAGGGTCTATCTTTATTTTACTTGTTGATATATTTTTAGGAACACCCTTACCAGGTTCTATTTCCAAGTTATCTATATTATATAATAACCACGTACACGTGTCATCTATAAATATATGATGTTGTTTATCTGGTCCGCTTATCATAGCGTTCCAACAAGATATTCTCCATTCAATACCAGGGTTCTTATTCATAACTCTTAGTTTAACATCTCTAAAACCTTTTAGTTTAAAACAGTTCATTAAGATTACATAATCAGTTCCTCTAGTAGTATTACTGTTGCCAGAAGCATCACCGTTTATTATAATCTCATGGTCTTTATATTCTTCAAGGTTATCACAAAGAAGGTTAGCTGAAAGTTCTGTTGTGGTATTTTGATTTACGTATTCTCTTAATACATAAACATTGTTATCATAATGTTGGCATATATACCAACACATTGGGTCTACGTTAAAGTCACAAGTAACGTGGATAGGGAACTTAGGATTAATTTGTAAATTACTTTTAATCTGTTGGTCTTTATCAAAGTTCTTTGTAACTAAGTTACCAAAGTAATTACTGTCTTGTCCTAGAACATAAAGATTAAAATAATCATCATCTTTATATACATCCCTTAATAGACTTAAATAATCCTTTGGTAAATATTTGTTATCAGTAGTAGGAGCTATTATTCTTCTACTATTCTTTATAGGGTTTACTTTAAAGTTTTCATATATCCAACCTCTATCGGGCTGTGGGTTTGTATGACCAAATAATCTATAGACAAATCCTTCTGGCATTTTGTTTGTACCATACTGTCTAAGTCTTGATATTAACATTCTGAATGTACTCTCAGGTACATCACTCATTTCTTCTATCTCTATAAAACCTACGTTTAAAGATTTAAGAGCATTGGGTTCATCAAAGTGTCTAAACATTATTACTGAACCATTTGAGAATGTTATATTAAACTCTGACTTACTATAAGTATATTCAATACCTAGCGCATCAAGATGCTCAAAGTATGTTTGTAAAGTTGTATCTCTTACTAGGGTAAATGTATATGCACCAACTAATCCTCTAATGCCAGGATATTTAAGCGCTAGGATTATACCTAGTAAAGAACCAGACCAAGTCTTACCTGAACCGTCAATAACCACCCTGGTATACAGCTATATCAATAGTTCTACCGTCTTTAGGTACTTCTAAAAATTTACGCTGTGCGGGAAGTAATGTAACTTCATAAGGTGGCATGGTTCATCACCTCACTTAAGGTTTTAAGTCTTGCATTAACAGCTTCATCATAAGTATTAAACATACCCAAAGATATTTCTTTACTGTTAATAACAATTCTTGCATTCCATTTCTTACCTTGTGAATGCCATCTAACACCAACACAACCAGATGTATTGTTTCTTTTATTTTGCTGGTTTTCTAAATTAGTACATATTTTTAAATTGCATCTTCTATTATCTAATGTATTATGATTTATATGGTCAATGACTTTATCTTGTTCACAGTTCATTAACCACCTATGTAAGCATATATTTTTTCTAACATCTTTACCTTTTATTTTACTTACTCCTAAAGGTTTTGTTTTAAACATAACATAATACCCATCTATTGTTTTATCATATCTTAATAATAAATGAATATTTTCTTTTATTATTTTATCATAATCATTATCATCTAATAGAACTATTTGCTGTCCGTATTTTTTAGAATTAATAATGTATTCTCTTACCAATATAATCTCCTAAATCTTATCCTTATCTAAATTATTAATGACAAACTTAACAGGTTCATCTTTAATCTTATCAGGTTCTACTCCTTGCCAACGAGCTATCTTTTCAAGAACATCTATTGCTTCTTTTGTTCTACCTAATCGGTTAGCTTTCTCATATTGAAAGTACATAGCCTGAATTAATTTTTCTTTAGTCATCTTAGTAGCCTGAACTACCTTTTGAAGTTTAGCATCTTCAATCTGCATAGCATTTGCTATCTCATCTGTTGAAAGTAAATCTATTGCAATTTGTAAAGCTTTATCCTTGGGATAACCAGCTTTAATTGCTGAACCTTCTAAGCTATGAGATTGTGTATATTCTGCTACAAATCTTTTTTGGTTTTCATCTAAACTCATATTCACCTATTGATTACAAAGGAAAGACTTGGGATAAACTAACGAACCCAAGCTTGTTGCAACATTATAAAGAGGTAATAATAATATTAGCTTTTATATTTTAAATATACTATAGCTCTCCACTATTGCTATTTAAAATAATACTTTATAATCCTTTGTTAAATGTATAGAGTATATTTGACTATTGTCGCCCTCAATTATTCCGTAACTAAAACCTTGTTGCCAGTTAGGGTAATGGTCCATATACTCTGCTTCTTTTTGACATAGACAACCATTTTCAAACCATTCATATTCTGTTGTCGGTGTCGTCTTATAATAATTACCAAGTCTATGCGTATGACCTGATATACCAGAACAATCATTAAGGTCTTGTTCTCCATGGGCTGAGTACCCTGAGAACTTACGAACTACTGTACCATGAGTTATTAAGTATTTACCTAATTGATAATTCTTAACTAACTTAATACCTAGTTCATTTAAACCTAATAGATTGTCTAGTGTTAATGCTTCTAAACTACTTAGTTCATTGTGTTGCCATATATACTTTCTTAATCTATCTTCATGATTACCTATTACATAAATTATCTCAGACTTAGGACTTGCTTCTCTTAGCTTGGTAAGAAATTCTTTTACCATATCTAGTTCTAACTGTAAACAATTTATTCTACTAGGGTTTTTATCAAATCTTGACAAGTCATAGAAGTCGACTACATCTCCATCTAACACTATTGTTTTTGGTTGTCTTTCTTTGATAAAAACTAAACTTGCGTTTACTGCCATTTCATCTTGAAACGGGAAATGTAAATCACTTAGTATAACAAAATTATTCTGCTTGCTCATCATTCAAATACTCCTCTAGTTCATCAAACGCATCATTAAGTGTCATAGCATAAGCTATAAAACTTATCTTCTTTGCATCTTCTCTATCTACACATGCAACTGCATAACCTGATTGATTGTTTTGTGTTATGACTGCAAGCCTTTTATTTTTCTCGTAACGTACTCTGTCACCTAGCTCCTTTTCTCTTTGTTTTAAAAAATCTTTGTTCATATTATTACCTCTCCTTACATTATTATTATAACATACTTTTTAGTGTTTTTTAAATTTTTATTTATAAAAATCTCTGTATCTATTGATATGATTGAATTAGAACCTGTGTCCCCTAATTCTTAACATTCTTAATATTTGTTACATATCTTTATATCTTTTATACAGTTGTATTTTTTTAGGTTTACCTGATGGGTATAGTATATCTAATCTTTGTTGTAGATTAAAGTTATCAACTTTATCTGGTAGTATCTTTATATCTATACTTCTAATAGATACTATATGATAATCCTTATTTAATATATCTACTACATAATAACCATCTAAATCTTCATAGGTATATAGTTCTATTGTATTATCTATTGATTGTAGTTGCTTTTCTATCTTGCGCAACTTCTCTACTGACCTACG